TCGTTCCACAGGCTTCTCCTCGCGCGTTGCCGCGCACACGATTTCGCAGGGGTGCACCAGGCTCTTGTCGCCCGCCCGGACCTTCGCGCCTGCGTCGGCCGGGATCGGGACCATGGACAGCTCGTACGGCTCCCAGTCGGTCGCCTTGCGGATGGGCAACTTGTTCCCCTTGCCCTCGGTCTCCTCGTAGCGATAGACACGGTAGCCGACGCTCAGCGAGCGGACGATGCCGTCACGCACGTCCTGCCAGACGCCCTCGACCTCGGCTCGACGCGAGAACCGGACACGTGCCCGGCCCTCCTTCTTGGTGAGGGTCACCGAGCCCGGCACAACGACGCCGAGCATGTGGGTGACGGAGTAGCCCGAGTGCGCATCCAGAAGCGGGCCACCCGCGTTCAAACGATCGAGGCGGACGTGATCGATCTCGAGGCTGAGCACCTCGACGTATCGCTGGCCGGTCTTCCAGTCGTAGCGCTCGACGGCAGACCCCGTCGTCCAGGTCACCTCGACGCTGCGCTCTTCCTCGTTGACGGTCCCGACGTCGGCGCGCAGGGTGAGCGGCACCATTTCCACGGTGCGCGGCTCAGAACCCGGCAACTGCGTTTGCACGAGCGTGAGCGTCGCGTCCCGTGCGGGCGCCCGGGAACTCGCCATTTTGGCGAGGGGGGTCGGATTCAGCTTCTGCGGAGCAGCCCCGCGGTCGAGGGGCTCGCTAGAAACCCCTTGCGATGAAGGAGTTCAAGATGCTGCTGAACTCTGGAATGGTGGATGCTCAGACGACGCGCGATCGCGCGGGCCGAGGGCGGCTCGCCGACCGCGTCGACAGCCGTCTCGATCAGCCCGAGGATCTCGGACTGCCGGGGGGTCAGCCCTTGGAAAGCTCCTCGAGAGCGGCCTTCCAGCCAGCCTCCCATCCGCGGCGCCACCAGTCCTTGCTGTAGACGTCCACCTTCGGGGCCTCGGGCGCCTGCTGCGCTCTCATCGTGTCGATCCGATCCCGGAGGGCCTTCAGCTCGGCGGCTGGTCCGCGGCGGCTCCCCGTCTGGTCCTCCCGTGTCTCCAATTCCATCCCGCGCTCCGGCGTCTCCAACGTGCTGGGCTTGACCGCCATACCTTGCCGCCTCCACTGCCCGCCAGTCGCGGGCGAAGCTATCGTCCCGGCTTCTCATCGGTCTTTCCGCCGACGCTTCCCGGCGCGCCTCATCGCGATCCGCTGGGGGAGGCCCTCGGCGACCACCGCCGTGATCTCGCCGTCGGGCCCGCGCTCGATCCGCTGGCGGCCGGCCGGGACCTGCACGGTCTCCGCGATCGTAAGCGGGAGCTGGACGGCGCCCTCGGCCACCTGGAGCGCACCCGCCGCGACAGTGGTCCGCGCGTCCACGTTGACCGCCGGCGGTGAGACCTGCACCGCTCCGGGGCCGATTGTGGTGCGCGCGTCGACCTGGACGGCCCCAGCGTCCAGGCGGATGACCAGCGGCCTCGAGGCGCTGGCGCGTGCCGCCTCGATCAGCGCCAGCCGCTCGCTGTGCGCGCGCTCGGCCTCCTCCTCCTCCTCGAGGTCCTCGTCCCCCTCGTTGTCCTCCTCCTCGTCGTCGACTCCCTCGGGCTCCTCCGGCTCGGCCTCGGGGCTGGCCGCGGCCGGCGCCGTCACCGGGTTCCCGGCCTGGGTCGTCTTCCGCGGGTCGCTGTCGAGGACGATCTCGAGGTCATCGAGCTTCTCGTTCGTGTCCGCGATCTCCGCGAAGACCTCGTCCGGGTCCTCACCCATCTCGCGCAGCACCTGGGGCAGCGTCTTCAAGCCGTTCCGGATGTTCCGCTGGTGCGCGAGGCCCTCCTTGTCGGGCTCGATCATCGGCATGGGCGGCGGCGTCCACCGAACGTTGGCCGATGACGCCATCCCCATGATGGCTGCGGCCTCCATCGCCCAGCTCCACACGGGGTCGCAGAACTGCGGGATCAGCATGTTCCAGCGCCACTCGTGGACCTGGTCCCAGTGGCTCAGCCGTGACATGCGCGCGGACGAGAAGTTGACCTGAGAGTAGTCGCCCGTCAGGTCCTCGTAGGTCGTGCCCAGGCCCGCCGCGATCTCGTGCAGCGTGATCCGCGAATACTCCCCGTGCTCGCGGACGCTCGGGGGCTGGACCACGTTGACCTCGCGCCCTGGCGGGACGTTCAGGATCATCCCGGGCTCGAGCAGGTCCAGCTCGGGCGACTGGCTCTGGTCCGTGGTCCCCAGCGCGGCCGCGCTGCCGTCCGTGTCGCTGGTGATCACGGCCAGGCAGGCGGCGATTTTCTGCTTCATCAGCGTCGCGTCGCCGTACTCGTCGAAGTCCTTGAACTTGAGCAGCGAGGCCGCGAACCACGAGGGGCCCCGCACCTGGCCCGGTCGCTCCTGGAGGTACACGTGCAGGATGCCGCTGGCCGGGATCCGCCTCGAGGCGCCGGCGCCGAACCCGACCCCGGTGATGTCCGTGGCGCCGGGGTGCTCAGGGAAGAGCCAGTAGGCGACGCGCCGGCCCAGCGCATCGAACTCCACGCCGTGGAGGATCCGGGAGACGATGCGCCCCTCGCGGTCGCGGACCGTCAGGTTCTTCTCGGTGTCGAGGAAGTCGGGCTCGAGGACCTGGAGCTGCATTGGGATCGACAGCCCGTCCTGGGGCAGCCGGAGGCGCTGCCGCACGAGGACCTCGCCCGACTCGACCACGCTGCGCATGACGAGCTTCTGGAGGCCGTAGAAGTCGAGCCGACCCTCGGCGTCGCACTCCTTCGACTCCGCCCAGCGCTTCCAGACGTCGAGCGCCGCCTGGCTCTTCGGCTGCGGCTTGGCCACGATGCCCCAGCCCACAACGTGCTCGGCGATCTTGTTGCGGGCCTTCTTCGCGTGCCCGTTGTTCCGCACCAGGTCGCGCGCTGCGGTGCGCAGGCGGGAGAGCGCAGGCCCGATGACGGCGTTCGCGTCGCCGGTTGGACGGTGCCAACCCTGCGTCCGCCGGCCAGTGGAGACCGCCTCGTAGTGGCGCGCCACCAGCTCGGACGCCACACGGGCCCGCATCCGGCGCAGCCCGCGCTCGGGCGAGACGAATCCGATCGCCCGGTCAAGCCAGTTCGGCCGGACGTCCAGTTTCTCGCCCATGCTCGAGCCCTCCTATGCCCCCTTGCTGGTGGCCGCGAGCCGATAGTTCTTCGGCGTGCTGCTGGCCGCGGCGAGCGCTTGGGCTATCTGCGCGCGGAGGGCCAGACGTTCCTCGAGGCTCGCGCCCTCGAAGGTGACGGTTCTGTCCTGGAACGTCACGGTCTGGGTGAGCTGCCCCTTCCCGTGGGCGATGATCGCCGCGTCGAGCGTGTCCAGGTCTGCCTGGGTCCAGGCCACCTAGCCCTCGATGATGTTCGCCGCGCCGCAGACCTGGCAGCGCACCACGTGGCGCGCGGGTGCCGGCTCCTCGGGGGCGACCTCGGGTGCGACCACCGGCGCAAATAGCGATTCCAGCTCGGCGCCGTCCTGTTCCTCGCCCGGCTGCTCGTCCTTGACTTCGTCTTCCATCGCGTCCCTCCCTTACTTCAGCCATCCACGTCGGCGCTGTCCCAGCCAGCGCTCGCGCGCCGGCGCGGCCGCAGGTTTCGGTGCAGTACCTGATCCCGGACCACCCCCCGGCGGCGTGTCTCGAGGCTCTACCGCGCGCTCGAGGGTCGCCCAGTCCGACTCGGCGAACCGGTCGAGCCCGCAGAGCGCGGCCGCGGCGCGCGCGTAGACCCGCGCGTCGAGCGCATGGTTCTCCCGCCCCGGGACGAGCTCCCACTCCAGTCGCATGAAGCCGGTCCGAGTCTTCCGGGTGACGAGATGCTCGGCCGTGATCTGCCGGAAGAACTCGTCGTCATACTGCGGGAAGTGGCACCAGCCCGGCGGCCAGGGCTCCTCGTCCAACGGGCCCTCGAGCTGGAGCCATCCGTAGAGCTCGCTCTTCGCGATCGCGCCGTGGACCGGCCAGACCTTGTAACCATGGATCGGGCGCCGACCCCGGAGGGTGATGTCGACGGCGGACGGCGCGCCGATCAGGACGCCGCCGCCCGCCTGCCCCTTCACCGCGATCACGCGGTTCATCGGGTACTTCCGCGCCCAGGTGTAGACCTCCTGCGTGTTGAAGCCCGAGTCTACCGCGAGCATGCGGATCGTCATCGCGGCGCCGTCCTCGTGGGTCATCGTGCGCGCAAGCAGCGCGTCGAGGTCCTTCCACGGCCCAGCCTCGAGGTTCGCCGTGTCGCCAGGGAGGATGCCGTAGTCGATCGACCACGATTCCTTCCCGCGTCCCCAGGCCACGACCTCGTAGACGATCCGGTCCTTCTGCACGTCGGCGCCGGCCGTGAGGAACAGGCCACCTCGAGGAACCGTGCCGATCTCGTAGACCTCGCGGCGCTCATAGAGCCGCTGCCAGTCGGGCGCTTCGCCACGCTCCGTCCAGCACTCCGCGAGGACCGTGTTCGTGAAAACGCGGAACTTCTCCGGGTCGCGGTGAACCTTGACGAAGGCCTCCGCGATCTGACCCCATGAGAGCCAGCCCACCGGCGAGTAGAGCGCGCTCAGGTGATAGCCGCGCACCCGCGGGTCGGCCTCGGGGTTCTCCGCGCGCCACTCGCCGCGACCGAGCATCGCCGTCTTCTGATGGTTCGCGATCGACGCGTCGCACGCCCGGCAGAGATAGACCGCCTCGGAGGGCTGCAGCCCGAGCTTGCTCCAGGCCAGACGCCCGAACTCGAGGGGCTGCATCTCGTCGCACTTCGGGCAGGGGACGTAGAAGCGCCGCTGGTCCGTCGCGAAGTAGGCGCGCTCGATCGCTGACAGGCCGGCGATGGTCGGGGTGGAGATCTTCGCCCGCTTCCGTCGCGCGAAGGTGCGCTGCCGCGCCTCGGCCAGGTCGATCGGCGCGCCCTCCCCATCGACATCCGGAGGGTAGGCGTCGATCTCATCGAGCAGCAGCCAGCGCGCCGGCATCGACCGGAGGCCCACCGCGCTGTTCGCGCCCGTGATGATCAGCAGCCCGCCCATGAACTCCTTCGCGAGCATGCTGTTCTTGGAGTCGCGGCTGTGGACCTCGGCCACCTTCCCAGTCAACCGCGGCGTGTTCGTGATCAGAGGGTCGACGCGCTGCCGGCTGAACCGCTTCGCGAGCTCGACCGTGGGCTGCACGATCATCGCCGGCCCTGGGCTGTGGTCGATTAGGTAGCCGAGGCAGTTGAGGAGCGCCTCGGTGCCCCCCACCTGGGCGCCCTTCATGAACACGACCTCCTCGACGGACGACGTCGCCGAGAGCGCGTCCATGATCTCGCGCAGGTAGGGCGTCCTCGAGGTCCGCCACGGCCCAGGCTCCGCGCTCGACTTCATCGGGAGCTGGCGGTAGCGGTCCGCCCACTCGCTCACCGTGATGTGTGGCTCGGGCCGGATCCCCTCCGACCAGCCCTGGCGGACGACCCCAGCCCGGTTACTCCCCATGAGCGAGGACCTCCGCCATGGTCTCGAGGGCCTTTCGCAGCTCGTCGTCCAGCCGGGCATGGACGCGCCGGGCGTCGCTCTCGGCGGCGAGCTCGCCGGCCAGGCGGTCGGGGAGATTGAGCAGGCCGTCGCGAACAGCGCGAGCGCACTCGAACGCTTCACGCCGCGCCTCCTCCGCGAAGATGAGCCGACCGCTGCGCTGCTCGTTCGACAGCCGGAGCGCGGCCGCCCGCTCCTCCGCGACGCGGATCTGTACCTGGGTCAGCGTCGGCGCCCCGGAGCCGTTCGGCGCGGGCTTCGTCGCGCCGGCCGCCCACTTCTGCCTGGCAAGGTCCGGATCCATGATGTACGGCCGCCCGTTCGAGCGTCCGACACAGCCCTCGAGCCGGCCTGAGGTGACCCCCTTCCGAACCGCTTTCTCGTCGACTCCCACGATCTTCGCGAAGGCGCGGTAGGACAGCCCGGTGGCGCGCTTGGTCCGCCTGCTGTGGCGCCTGCGCTTCGCCTTGCCGCGGGCGGACGCCATTCACAGCGCTCTCCTGCGGACTGCGGACCGAAAACCGGCCTGGGCCGCTAGCGGAAAATCGCGCCCCTTTGACCCGCGATTCTGGAACCCGGG